TTTTCGCCGACATTTTCCTCTCCAAACTCCTGTACTGCCTGGCGTGCGGTGTACTCAAACCGCCTGAAAATAGTATCCACTTCGCCGTCAGAATCCCTTGCGATGTAAACGCCCGCCATAAAATGATTTATAAATACCAAAGGTTTCTTTTTGCCTTTTTTAGCGTGCAAATCTGCCGTCCCAAAACAGCCCAATGATTTCAGGTACTCGTAGAACGATTCGCGGAAATTACTGGTTACAAGATGTTTATGCACAACTTTAGTGACCTTCTCATACCACTGCACAACATCGTCGTCCTCCTGAAGTTCCGGGTCGTCAATCTCGACAACAAACGCCCGGCCGTCTGTCGGGAACATATAAGAATAAAGACCCGCCGCTAACTGAATATTAGATTCCTCAGCCGTCGTATCGAACAGGTCGATATTACTCTTCTGTCCAGGCGCACGCTTGTGAGTTATCTGGCTGTTCTGGGGCATCCCATAATCGGCGCAGTCCTGGTACTGATTGTCGAAATTAGACCTGTCGGATTCAAAGTCCTTCATTCTCTCTATGATTTCGTCTGCTGTGATCGGCATAATATTATCCTAAAACCTGTTTTAAGTCGTTAGCTTGTCTTCTGGCCATCAACTGACCGGCAAACCGGGTCGATTCCCTACCGCCCACTCCCGCTCGTCTTCCGACCTTTTTCTTGGCCTCTTCAACTTCTTCCGGTGTTTCAATTCTCGCCGCAGGTGGGGGTTCTGCTGGTAGTTTTGGTCTTCCGCCGCCGCCCATATTATTATCCTTTCAATTTTCTGATGTCTTCTTTTATTGCCGACATATCATTAGTAAGTAGTATAAGTTCGTTTGGCACTATGCCCGGTTTTCCTCTTTCACCTTGCGGGCCGGGGTATCCCTGTACGCTCCGCCCATCCTTACCGTCTGCACCATTTTTACCGTCCGCACCAGTGTCACCTTGTTCACCTTTGTCACCCCTGTCGCCTTTGTCGCCTTTTTTCCCATTGATGCCATTTGTTCCATCTGTACCGTTTTTACCATCTTTGCCATTCCTGCCATCCGCACCGTCATCGCCGTCAACTCCCGCTTTACCATCTTTCCCGTTCTTTCCGTTTTCACCGGGTAAGCCATCCATACCGTCTTTACCGTTCTTGCCATTCCTGCCATTTGAGCCGTTTTTGCCCGGTAAACCGTTCTTTCCATCCTTGCCATCCACACCGTTCTTTCCATCCTTGCCGGGTTCACCTTTTGCCATAATTTCGAGTTTACCTCCGCCCTTTCCAGCTAAGAACAACCCGCCGTCTTTGATAATAATTCTCGATACAAGTTTTTCCGCAATACTCTCTATGAGTTCCGCCTCTGTATTTTTTCCAAAACTAAGCATAATAAGGTTCCTTTATCTGGTTTTTCTAAACTCTTTGCCCTGATACCGCTGTTCAATACTGAACGTACCTATAACGGCATATATTGTCTGACCGCCGATGACTGCGCCATTTAACATAATACAATAGTCTTTCTTCTTTGCGTAAAAGCTGTTCACACTAAGGTCGATAACGCATAAATGTACGCCGTCAGCACCGTCAAAATCACGGGTGTCAGTAATGCCGGTAAGCGATGTGACCTCGGTCGTGCCATCGTCTTTGTAAACCTTAACGGTCCCAGCCGTCGAAAATGTAGCCGATGACCGCCATAGAAAATAAATAGTCTGGTCCTCAACATAATCTCCTATATATCCGGCAGATACTACTACCTCGCCCTCTGCCCTCACCATACCGTATGTTCCATAGCCGATGACCGCATCGCTAAGGTCGTCGTCCGTTATAATTATAAAATCACCAGGTATTACACTTGCATCGTCAGCGTGGTAATATCCCGTAGAACCCTCTTCCGGCAAACTCGTCTTTGCTGTCCGCACCGTCCCATCCGGCTCATAAGCCGCATAGGACAGATTCCTGCTCTTCGTATATCCATGCGTAATTTCATTCACTTGAACTCTGCCAATTTTGCGTTTATAATTGCTATCTTAGCTCTAAGCCGGTCTATCTCTAACAATAGTTTTTTTCTCTGCCTTATTAAAACGATTTTCTTAACGTCCACCGAAGTCGTTACCCGCAAAGTGTTATCATTGACAATGCTGTAATTCTCCGTTCCCGGGAACGGAGGCACGATAGGCGTGTTCGGGTCGGGTGTAGCCCAAACACAAGCGATAAATCCTAAACACATAAATACGATAATTACTTTTTTCATTTTCTGCCACGCCCTTTCGTCTGTGTAGTTCTACATCCTCCTCTGCCACGATTCGCCCTTATTCCTCTACCCGAGCCATCATGTTTTGGGGTTCTTTTTTTTGCCATTTCAAGCTCCTTTAATTAGTTTTTTCATATTGCCCCACCTGTTTTATACCTTACACCACGTAACCTAATTCCGTGAAGATAAACAAAATCTTCTATATCATCGCCAACATTGTCCCCCTCACGATATATTGCGAGCCTTATCACCTTATCGCCCGAATCAAAATCGGCGGTAGGTATGGTTATCGTACTATGGGTTAACCCTTTTGTGGTTCCTGAACTTGTAAAATCATCTTCTGCCGTACCATCAAACGCAACATCGTCCATCGCCTCATTCGCCGCCTTAAGCTGATACTTGACCTGCCAATGACAACCACCTGAAACAGCGGGACTATCCCAGAGCAGGGTAACTTCTAAATCATCTGACACATCCCAAAACCCCGGAATACTGTACTGAACATGGATATGTTCCAAGTCTTGATTTTTAGTGAAAGAGTAGGCTGTACCAATACCTCTGTTGACTAACGTCGCTTTGTTCGAGGGCGGTTCTTTAAAATTAGAGGTGTCTAAAAATACACCCTGCCAGAAACGAGCGTCTCCCTCGAATGTCATACTGCCATTGGCTGCAATAACGACTTGGTTCGTGCCTCCATCACCGATGGTTGTTACACCAGCAGGGTGAATATCAAGATTTCCAGTAGCATCTATCTGACCATCTGTGCCATCAGAATACAACTCTAAGTCTGTAAGTGTAGCACCGATTTTTATCGCTTTATTATCTGCTTTAATATGAAGTTCGCCAGCAGTAATAATATCAAAAGCCGAAGGAGTAGCAGGTAAATATCCAGCAGTAAATTCACCGTCTTTTGTTATGCTCCATTTATTGCTATTCCCCACCCTGAAATAAATTTGTCCGTTGGCGGGAGCATTAAATAAAGTTTGAACTCCAACACCCATAAAAGCGTAGTTTGTTCCTGAAGGCGAAGCCTCATTAAACCACATCCCCGATAATGCCCAACTTGAACGCCCATATACTCCAACTTTTACTGAATTACCATAGAGAGTATCAATAACATCTGAAGAAATGAGAACATTATTAGAAGCTGCTCCAGTAGTAATAGAATGTCCCGAAGCTAAATCGCCGGAAAATGTACCGTTTACAGCATCAGTTATCGAACCGCTATTGATACTTAATACACCATCAGTGATTATAGGGGCTGTTACCGTTCCAGTCCCGCTGAGTGTGAGGTTGTCATCATCAGCCAAAGTAACGGCGGTTGGTGATATACTTACCCTTAATACGCCATTAATAGAAAAGCCAAGTGTCGCCGGAGAGTCGCCAATAAGATACATTCCCGTAGTAGAAAATCCACTGTCGCCTGTAAAGCTATATGACGGGCCAGCCACACTACCTGCACCGGCATAGAACCGACCACCTGCTACTATATCGGTTTTGGCATAGATGTTGTTTGGTCTGTTGCCGGCGGCTTGTCCGATGTTACTAAGGCCGTCTGTATTAAATATAAGGTGTGAAGCATTTACGCCATCATCATCTATAACAACAAACGAATCAGGGGCTTTTATTCGGACTTGACTGCCTGAAGCCGATACTAAATTAAGTTTTGCCGGTGAAGTTAGTGTCGTATCACCAACGGCTGATACAAAAATATCAAACTCGTCCGGCGTACCGTCTGCATTGTTTATCACAAGCTGAGGTTCTGTTGCTGATTTTATCGTGTGTACGCCTGAGTCGAGCGTGCCAAGGATCTCGGTGTTACTATCAATGAGTAAATTTCCATCAGAGTCCGCAGACAATACAACATTGGGGTCGTCAATTTCGTTATAATAGAGCGTTAAATTCTCAATACCGAAAAGACCACCCCAGACAAGACAAGGCCACGAAAAAAGCAAGATAAATACAACTATGTTTCTCATGCAGAAAAACCGCCTTTCGGGTTCCATACTCCGCTCTCTCTGTATTCAGACACCCACCTGTTTCCGACTCTCCTAAAGCGCCAACTCCCATCAGTGTCAGAATCGCCAAAATAAATATACCCGGTTATCGTTACACTGGTAAAAGTCGGTGTCGGGCCTACTACGGTTTCAGTGTGCATTAAAGTATCCTGTACTGAACTCCGATACTGGTATTATCGAGGTCGCTTGCTATTACCAATATCTTATTATTTTTATGGAGGTTAAACGAAAAACTACCGAACGTATCGTTGCCGGGCGAAACCTGTGTCGGTGTCGTTATCCACTTCTCGTTTGCCGGAGTTATATCGTCGTGGAATTCCTGTGTGTCGCTAAACGACATCGTTCCGAGAATTATCGTCAACTGCGCAAAATGACGGTAAAAATCAGGCTTATTATTAGTGGTAGCCGCTGCGAATACCTGAAGAACATCGTCAAGGTCGGCAGTGCCAACGGCATAGAACCTTAACTCCATCGCCACAGTGCCCTGCGGTGGTTCGATGATGACCTTATACGCTTCGTCTAATTCCTCTACCGAATCGTGGTCAAGTCCTGACGATATAATATTCGCCAGTGTATATTCCGTCGAAAGTATATTGTTCTTCGTAACATCCTTTTCCCACGGCGTTTGCCAAAACTCCTGTTTCTCGTAACTTTCTGAGTGGTTTTCCCTGCTCATATTTGTTCTCCTATAATTTATAAGACATATCCTGCATGGTCGGCTGTTTTCGTCTAAGCTGGTCGGTAGCCGGTACGCCGACTTTCTTGCACGCTAAATTGAAAAAGTTAAGCGCACTCCTGTAATGGTTTTGTTTGTCGCCTATCTTCCTGTAATAGTATTCCGGGTTTCCCCGTTTATCGGTTTCCAAGAACTTCGCTACCATCGTCATCTGGTGTGCGAATACCCTGACCTCTTCGCAGTTTCTCGGTATAAGCATCCTGCCGGGGCTTACTACCATATTATGAGTCTCGTCGTGTATCTCGGTGTTATTCACTTTTACGATGTTGTCCGTACCCCACAGGTCGAAGGTTTTTAAATGGGCTTGGGCATAACACGGATAAACCGTATTGCCATAAACGGCTTCTTCTTTCGCCCACTCCCTTATCTTATGGCTTTCGGGCATCGCGTCGCCGACAGTCGCCTTAACGTGAAATCTCTGGGCAAGGTCGTGTAAAGCGCCCCAGTCTTTAACCCTCGCTAATTTTACGATTCTGTATCTATCCCTGCCTATGCGATGGCCTATGATGACGTGGATAAGCGGGTAGCCTACGTCAAACCCCATAGCGCACGGGCCATCGTGAGAGTACGGCATCTGGTCGGCCGTACAGCATTGATATACCTCTGACTCCCTTAATAAATCTTCTGCACGGGCATACGCATTGCCTAAGACAATTCTCTGGAACTCGGCCTCGGTCGTATCGAACTCCGTGGGGTCGTCATATTCCTTTAGGACGTGGGCAAGGTCTCTGTTTGGATTTAATAATTGCGAACACCAATACCCAACAGTATCTTTCTGTGGTGAGTCGGGAACCCAGATACCGAAGTCGCGGTATATCCTTCGCCCGCAACTGATACAGACCGGATACCCCCTGCCTTCGTCGTCAAGTTTAATACAGTTCGGGAACTCCGTTTCCATACAGGTATATTTCCGGCAGGCGTCGCATTTTATCTGCCACCTCCGCATATCTGATTTACCATAGAGCAGGTCGATGCCGGAATCGGGAAGTTTTGGAGTTCCCATATCGGTCCTTCGGCTTATCGTGGAATTTCCAAGCCTCTGGTTGACCTGGGCGGCCATCTCATCGTCAAATAAATCTCTCTCATCTAATAGTATCCAGTCGGCGGGCGTAGAACGGACAGAAGTGGAGTCCTTAGCTATGCCCCCGATGATAGTAGTTCCTGAACAGCCGTGAAAAGTAATGTTTACCTTACCTATGCGACGTGTATATACGGAGTTTATGTCGTTACAACGTTCGGTTATGAACTCGTTATCCTTTAAAAGAGGCTTAAACCTCGAACCGGAAAACTCCTCAACGGCTGATTTTGATGGGAAATAGATAATTATGCCCTGTGGGTAAACGTCGTTGATCGCACCGTGGACGACCTCGATAGCCTTGCCCATCGTCGCGCCGGTCTGTGAACCCTTTTTAATAACCTCGTTGTGTTTAACCTTTCCATCCATTGTTACAGGGCGCATTATCTCTAACTGATAACTCCTGCCCTCAAGGACAAAAGGGCGCCCGTCTATACGCAATTTGTTCTGCCACGCCCAGTACGCCGCGTCGATGACCTCACCTGTTTTCGATGTAATATCCATAAAACTCCGGTAGGCAACAAAAAACGACCGGTAAGAGGGTAGGCTCCTACCAGCCGTTATATTTGTTACCATGTTATCACTGGGAGAAAAACATTCTCGTCGGTGAGACTCTCCCAGTTAGTTTATTTAACTATACCTCCGGTATTCCGTTCTCTTGGGTACTTTTGGGTTTTTCCGAATATCCGCTCGTAATTGCGGTCGTACTTCTTTTTGTCCACGGGCCGGTATTTACTGCCTTTGCCCATCTTCTTCTCCTGTTATCTCTGGAATACTCTCGCCCTGGCCTAAACGGTGGGTCATCTCAAAATGGGCGTTATACATATCTGACATATTTGGAACTCGCGCATGGGCCATTGTTTCGGCAAGGAACTGAGCATATTTTTTGGCTACAACTTTAGCATATTCAGGATTTGGGTGGCCTACAAAGACCTGACAGCCACTCACCGCCATCTTAGCATCTACCATGGCGATACGCTGACGCACCTGCTTTTGCGGTCGTACTATCTTTTTGGCGTTCCTGTTGTAGTTAGGCTTCATTTATGCGGCCAATCTCTTGTCAATAGCTCGGTCTAAAAAAGACTGAAAAATCTTCCATATTTCAGTATCAGACTGGTCTTCACTAAATAACATAGCACAATGATAATCTCCGTTGCTTACATAAACCTGTTTACAATAAATACCCCACTTCCACATCTTATCCACGCAAACATTAAACCCACGATAACGAGAGGGAATCCCCGAACAAATAGATAATCCCAAAGATGGAATTACCAATAGAGAAGCCAGTAGTTTTCCAAATTCACGGCGATTCATTTCTTCTTGCCCTTTAAGAAACTTCGTCTATTCATAATTCTACCTTTCTTCTCTTGTTTACCTCATCGGAACATCAAATAACGAACCGCCAATGGCAGTAAGTACACCACCAGCCATATAATCGCCGAATACTTCACCAGTAATACGAACCACATCATCCTCCCACCCATAATCACCACGCATCTCTTCTGCCATCTTCTGCCCTCGCTTGCGACAGTCCTTGCGCACGCTTTCGCAAAAATGCTTAGTCGGGTCAAGTAACTCTGGTTCGGCTTTGTCCATAATCTTTACTCTTTTTCCTCAACACAAAATACACAATCCCGATTGTAAACTATAAACGCATCGTTGCTTTTAAAGGCAACCTCATCACGATAAAGAAGAAGCCAATTATCGGTTACTATCTGGTCGAATATGTCCTCAAATACACGACTTTCACCATCCGCAAATGTAACTATAACTTTTTTATTCATGTTGTTCCTCTGCCTCAAAATCCCAATCACCAGGAATTGGCTTGCGATTTGCACGCAATCCGGCCTGTTTTAACTGTTTCATGTCTAAGTGAACGCCCCAGTTTAACTTCTCAGGATTCAGTCGCCGGTGGTACTGGTCGGGACGGTCGTAATAATCTGCCAAAGAACCCTCTTTGGTCAACTTTACGCCTTCCGGCAGGATGATAACCGGCTCTGGTTTTGCCGAACCCGCCACAAACTCAGCCTCGGTCACGGCCACAGGCCGCTTGTCCAACAACTCGCACTTACCACTGCAATAGTCGGGGTTAACGTCTTTGCCCGACTCAGGGGCGTTCCGCTTCGTCGCTCCACAATATCGACATTTGGTTTCAGTTTTTACCGTCATCTTTATCTCCCTGCTTTAAAGTGTTAATGATAAGATTCTCGTTTAAGTTTTTAGTAAGCCATTTCTTCATTTATCTTCCTTTCATGTCCAGAATAGGTTAAAAAATAAAAAATATATACGTCCGAACTCAGTAAGTTCTCTATCCGGGATTCCGGTCTTCTAAAATAACCCCAGGTTCGCCCTTAAAAAGCAATTCCTCACAAGTAACCTTGTTAGGGTCAGTCCAAATCTCACCCTCATCCCAAACATCAACATTAGCCATCTGCCGAGCCAAGGCCGCAGTCTTTGCACGAATAATCTTGCCGTCACATACGTCGTATATCGGCTTATCAGATATTCTTACTAATATAAATAACTTCATCTATCTTCTTTGTCCTGAACTAACTACGAAAAAATAATATATATATCTCCGAACTCAGTAGGTTCTCTATTCACATCTCTCTTTCCAAACCCGACGGTAGGGGTCTTGATATAAAGGAGTCTCTTTGTCTTATAACTATGGCAGTTCATCAACAAGCTGTCCCGTTCCGGTCCTTATCACTGGCCTTGGCTCCTCAAGGAATTGGCTCAATCTATCTCTTTGCTCTTGTACTGTCCAGTCTATCTCATCTAATAGGTGGAAGTACTGTTCTATCTCGTCCACTGCTTCTTTTGCAAGCCCGAACCACTCACCACGTACGCGCCATAGGCTGTACTTATCATGCAGCGACTTCTCTATCCCGTACGCGTCTTCAACGGGGGCAAAGGCTACCAACTCAAGCCGAAACGGGCTACCTGTCTGTAAGGCCCTGAGGCGTTCCAATGGCATTGTTGTTGACATACCTATCTTATAGAACCGAAACGGCCTGCACTTTATCAAGTATATGTAATCTTTCATCCTAAGCCCCCTCTCTTACTACCTTTATGTGCTTACGCGCCTCGTCTGTGGTACGCTTGAACACAAATTCCTTCAATAACTCGTCTTCGTACGCAGTGCGCTTACGCTTTGATTGCTCACGCTCTGCGTTTGGTGCCGTTTCGCGCTTATAACCATTGAAATCGCCGATTAAAGACGCTGCACGGGTTTTATCTGCGTTGCTGGCATCTGGACTGAAGACAATATCTCGCATTTTTTGGTTGAGAATTTCTCTTGAAATATCCAGCTTCTCTTCATTTTCAGCCTGTATCTTGGCTTTTGCCTTAATTACCTTAACATTTCTTACCAGCTTGTACGCCGTTTGTGTCAGAGTGTTCTCATTACCTTTATATCCTGCTCTGCGTGCGGATTGAACACCATTACCAAATGATTCACTACCTGGAGTGTACATATATTTAGTAAATAGGGACATTCTTTCAGTCATTATCAGCCATTCTTGCCTCTATAAACCTTGCTAATGCGAATACCTTTGTTTTTACATCCGCAACATTCATTCTCTTAATATCTGGCAGCATCCTAACCAGTTGGGATTTACCGTATATTTCGTTGTTGTCGCTTCGTGTATCGGTCATTTCTTGTCCCTTTTGCGCTTTTTGCGCTTTGGTGTTGGTTCCGGGATTGCCTCTTTATTGGCTCGGTTTGCGTCTCTTCTGATCTGTCGTTTGTTTGATGTGTCTGTGATTCTTGTCATTATATCTCCTTTAAATACCCTGTTTTCTAACTTGTTGACATTTTATTAAGTAGTCCGTGTTTATTTATTGTGTTTCCGGTTCAATACTGCCAGT